GACCCCTTTATCAGCGGCGTTGTAAGATAAAAGGAATAGTAAAGACTATCCCCGTTATCTCTATTAAAGAAGTGCATTAAGTCTACTTTATCAATTACTTCTTTTTTAATCTTATTATAGAGTTGATAGATTTTGTACTGCAAGACTAATAAGCTATTCATACTAAATCCATCGGCATACGTCTCCATATTTATCTCTTAGCTAACGAATACAGAACGTAAATAAACGCTAACGCCGCTAAGATTGGCGTAAAGCAATAAATCAATACGCCAAGACCGATAATCTGCCAAATTGAAAGATGGCTTATACCGATTTTACAAAATGTGAAGATAATTGCACAAATTGCTGCAATGCTCCAAATAGAAGGTATAATCATTTTATTTTAGCCTTTTAGGATGTAAATGACAATTGCAATGATGGCAATCACTGCCAAAGTTCCAATACAACCGCCATTATCGTTGGTGTGTTTTTCCATAATCTTCCTTATATGTCATTATAACTCTATTCTCAATTTCTTCTCTTAATTCTTTGGTAATCGGGCAAATTAGAAACCTAAATGATGTTGTCTCGTAGTCTAAATCTTGAGGAAAGGCTACAAATAAACCATTTTCTCCTTCTCTAATTTTGAGACCACGGATGAACAGAGCATCATTTATAGTTATCTGTGACATTGCCTTTACTTTAGGATCATCTCCCCGATAATCATAAATTTGAACTGATGTTACAGTAAGCTTATCGCTCATATTCTACCCTAAAAATCGTCCGCACATCGGACAATGATGTATCTGCTCACTTTCTCCATAAGCATGTGCTGGATAACCTTGAAGGTCTTCTCCAGTATATACCTCCGAAGTAATTACGAAACCTCGACCTGATGGTTCTATTCTGAATTTTACAGATCCATTGCCGCCGAAATTTTCTTCTGAATGACAATACTTACAGCCCTTATGTCTTGTAAGAAGATAGATAAGGCTACAAATAAAGCCAAATCCAAGGACTATAAATATTATAATTAATAGATTATTTGATATCATATATCCCCTATGCTATTAAATTTAGACTAGGCTTTTCTTCTGAGTATTCTCTTATATGGCATATAATTTGTTCTCTGCCATAAAAGAATACTCTAAAACTGCGTTCAGCATCATAAAGACGTATAAAATTCTTTGGATTCTTATTTGCGAAGTCTGCTATTAGCTGTGCAACCTTCTTATAAGATGATCTGGCAATGTGACCGTATGCTACATTAAAATCGTCATAGTATGAAGGTGTATTGGTATTGGTATTCCAAGTATTATCTTGCATGTTTTTGATTGCACGATAGTATTGATTTAATTCGGCTCTATGCCGTCTATTTAAACTTAAAATACCTTTGGCTATATCATAAAATACTTCAGCATTTAGGAAGCGGCTATCTCTTTTAGGTACAAATGTATACAATCCTTGGCTTTCATAAGCGTGATACATATACATGTGTGAAAGATAATGGAAGAATTGACTTCGCTTAAATTTATAAATCCTTTCGCCATCGCTATCATTATTAGCAATGACATAAGACATTGAACCTATAGACTTTAAGGTATCAAATGGTTCAAAATCATGATCCATAATATCAGAGCCTTGTATAATGACACCAGTATTAAATACAAAGCCACCATTACATAAATATGAGTAATAAGAATATCTAGGAGATTGCCTTATTCCAACTATTTTTGAATGATTTCCAAGCCCATCGCATACGTCAAGTCCAATTATATTCTTCTGCATAAACTCAGGAAGAGCAAAGGCTATCTCTATTCTTTTACTTTCTCTTTCCGATTCAGAATCTTCAGGCTCATCAAGATATACAGATATTTGACTGTTTCTTGTTGCTAACTCTTCTCCTGTATAAAATCTAAGGAAAAGATCCATCATTGTAGGTACGTCCATATAGTATATATCTAACGACGTAAGATTATGTCCAATTGCAGGGTTAACCAAGGATAATACTAATTCCCCACTTTTAAATGAAGCTTGTATATTTATGTATAAATTGAAATTTAGATCCGTGATCATATATCCTCGTATAAGCTTGCTTTATTTAATATATGTCTTTACTTTTATCCTACGGACTATATATTGAAAATTAAAGGATGTATTATGTTTCAAGATAGAATTGAAGAAAAATTTATACCTCTAGAATCCGCTATTGATAGCGGATTATTCGCTCTAGAAGCTGGTGAAGTTCCTGCTCCACAAGCTAGTGCTAGCGGAATTAAAGAGGTTAGTGTTAGAATTGCCGATGCTCTGAAGAATACTTGGACTAAAGTCATTGAAGCTGCAAAGAAGATGGCTCCATATGTCAAAGAATTCATGAAGAATCATTTTAGTAATTTTGGAAAGCGTATTGATGGCATGACAGCTAATGCTAAGACATATATTCAAAATAATGCTCAAAAGATTTCTCAGCTAGATAATGGCTTTCAAAATTTCTCTATGGCTGTAGATCAGAAAGTTCTAAAGTTGAAGGCCAATGGTATTGATATTAGTGCTATCTCTACAAGTGTCATTGCAAATTATTTTGAACCAAAACTTGCTTTAGCACATGACACTTCAAAGACAAGTAAAGTTATAGAAGGTAATTATCAGGTTGTATTTGATAAGGCAGCTTATCCCACAGGTAAGCCAGATCCAAAAGCTGAAAAAGTATCGGCTGAAATTACAAGATCTGAATGGGCTGAAGCTCGTGCAATCTATGGTAATGATGAAGTCAAGCGTATATTTGAAAAAGTACAACGCCCGGTAGAAAATTTCCAGAGAAAGTTAAATAATGATCTTACTGGATCCACTACTAAATTGGGCATGATGCTTTCCAAATGTACTGGTACTCAAGTTACAAGTAATGATAAAGCTGAGTTAAATAAAACTGGTACAGATACAAAAAAATTAACGCAGCTTGTAAAAGAGACTATGCAGTTTAGCGGCAGCTTATCTAATCTTATGATGCTAAAGTATAGATGGGCTGAAAACGTTATTAAGACTGGTGTAGCTAATCTTGGTGGTGAAAATCCTGAAGAGACTACGACTGAAACCAAGAATACTAAGAATGGTACTCAAACAACTAATACGACAACTAAGACTACTACGGTTTCGAGTGGAACATAGAAAAAAAAAAGAACCCGTGATTGCTCACGGGTTCCCAGGAGGATCCCCATCCTTCCCAAAGGAGACTTTACTTTGCTTCACGGATCTTTGCCATGAGCTGACCATAAGTCAAGCCCATAGCTTTAGCATCTTGCTTGTTAGCAAGGAATGCACCAAGACACATGCCCATGAAGGCTGCAAAGATCGTGACTTGACCTTCGTTAGATTTAATCCAATTAGCGGATTTCTTCACAGCGATTTTGGTCTTTGTAACGATGTTTTCAATCTTAGCCATAATGATAGCTCCTTAATAAGACTATGCCGTTACCACACGGCGTGGAATCAATAATGATTCATTTCATTATTGTGTCTTATTGCACAATTTAATATAATGCAGAGCGTAGAAATTTTACGGTAAAAAAAAAAGATACTAGCCGAAGCTAGTATCTTTTTATTCAACGTTCTTAGCAATCTGTCGCTTAATAGTATTCTTGCGTGTATCAAAGTTATACTTAAGTTTGCTAATTCCTATTTCAAAGATATCATACACAGGATATACCTTATTCTCGTCTTTGCAACGAATTCTTCCTATCAACTGTGTAAGAAGGATATCTGATGTGTTGGATGTACATAGAATCATAGCATCTATCGAAGAGTCAATAGCGGAATTCAAACCTTTTTCAGTAGATAATACTATAGGCTTCTTTAACTCTTCAGATCTAACCTTTGGACGAATCATAGTCGTAAAGTTACCGACTTCATACTTCCCTTGATAATAGTCGAATATATCTTCCTTAAGGTTAGAAATCAATTCCAATGTACCAAGAATAATTGCTATGTGAGCTTCTGGATTCTCTGTCATAATCTCATCAATAGCATTTAAAATTCCTAGCTTCAAAGACTCATAGGCAGTCTTATTATTCATGACATAATCAGAATATGAAGCTAGTTTTACGCCCTTTTCAATGGTAAATTTTGTCTTCCATTTCTTGTCAATATCATCAGTCTTAAACGGTCGAGGGCGATAAGTTATAAACTTTTTGGTTTCTACGAAGTTATTGTTTGCAAATGATGCAAAGACAGGTATAATCTTGTAGAATAACTTCTTCTCACTTCTATCAGTCTTTCCAAGAGTAGCTGTAAGATAAAGTGTAAATTTTACCTTGGTATACATTGCAATCATAAATGCAGATAGCATTTCTAGATGAGCTTCATCAATGATATTTAAGCCTATTCCTAAAGCCTTATAAATCTCATCTATTCTTTTTTCGCCATCTGGTTTAGCTGCAATATTTGTAAATGTACGATGTACAGTAATGAATATCTTGTATTTATCTGCATTTTCAATAGCCTTTTCTACTGGATGACCATCGCCTATGATGCAGATTTCTTCTGGCTTAATATCAGTAAATTTTAAAATATCCTTCATCCAAGGAGTCTCTATCATTGTAAGCTTATGTACAAAGATATTGGTTTTAACTCCAAGTCTAGCCAGAGCCATAATTGCAAGATATGTCTTTCCTTCACCAACTGGTAGATTCAAGATCTTTATAGATTGATCAAAGTATTTACTACCATTAGGGAACATATAGTCTAATGCAGAATATTGAATTTCACTTCTTGGACTTGCATTGACTGTTACAGCTATTCTCTTAGGATTAATAGAATCAGAAATATAGACAGGCGCAGCACTATTCAAGGCTTCAGCTAATTCATTCACAACCTGTTTGCTTACAAACCTTGGGATAGATACTGCATTATGCCCATCTATAGTTCTGTTGACCATTCCTCGCCACAAAGGACAAGGATATGCAGCATAATCATCGTAGACCGTTAGAAGCTTACTCAGTCTGTTTAGGACTACAGCATTTGGATCTAGAATGTCTATTCTATTATTCCTTAAGATAATCTTTGATTGGAGGAATGGTTGAGTCATGCTACTTACCTTTATTAGATTCAGAAGCGGTAGTCATTTCCTTCGGATACTCCTTACGAGCATCATAGAATTCATTTGCTACCTGCATTTCATCATCTTCTTTCTTTTCTTTCTTAGTATTAGCCATATTACTTCCTTCTTCAGCTTTAAACTTGTCGATAATCATATTACAAAGTTTTATAGTCGAAGACATATCTAAAACATTGTGACTATCGACAGGTTTATTATTCGCTGAACTACTTCTTCTTGCCAGTCTTAGGACTAGATTTCTTAGGCTTAGGACTAGCTTTTGGAATATTTCTTTCAGGTTCTTCATCGTCATCATCGGAGCTGTTGAATGCATCTTTGATTACGTCTGCAAGAGCACCGAAAGCCTCTTTAAAGATGTAGCCACCTACTTCTTTGCCGAGGTCTTCAGCACGGTCTTCAATTTGTTTCTTTCTAGGCATAGTTTTCCTTAAACGAAAAGTCGGTCAAAGACACCAACCTTATGTTTCTTGTAAGTTCTTGGGTTGTTTAACTGCTTCTTAAGCTGTTCAAAGCTTATCGAAGTAGAAAGGTTAGGCTTCTGTATAATAGCCTGTGACACGCTTTTAACTTCAAGATCTATATCAAGATTAGGATCGCCAAACTCAGGTCTAGTTTCCGTATTAGCATCAAACACAAGGTTCGATAGAATTACTTCTGCATGAACGGACATAAGGTTGATCTTTGTTTCATCGAGTTTATCAATAAAGGATCCGAATATTCCGCAAATGTCATTGCCAAATCCATCGTGGTCTGATTTACTAATAAGTTCTGTAAGACTATTTAGAGCTGCATTGAGTTCTATGTTTTTAGTCTTGATCTTAAAGCATGGTTCATTCTGTTCTGGCTCAAACTTAATCGTCTGAGATTCATGAGCATACTTCTTGATTTGTGGTTCCATCAGGAATAACTTCTTAGGAGATACTATCTCTAAGCTTCTGCCTTTGTTTACCACATGAATGTGTTTGACATAAAGATCGCCTTCATCATCTTCAGTAACATCATTTACTTCGAAAGATATCTTAGATGTTTCAAGACATGGCATAATGCAATCTTTATCAACTTTGAATACAGCATCAAATTCTTCACCCCAATTAATCTTAGGTGTTCTTGCACTTAACAGATGCTTTGCACTCAAAAGTCTCTGAGTCAACGGGTTGGTCAACAGTAACACAGCAACCATACCCACATGATATCCATCAACAATGTTGGAAAGTTTTCCATAACATCTCTTACAGATACCAGTCTTGCAATTGCAAGTTATAGGAGAGTAAATATCAATCTGCTTTCCTACAAGTTCTTCTTCGTCGCATGCTTCAATAACATGCCCATTTTCCATAACTCTGCCTATAAGTCTCTTGAATGTGTCCTTAGACTTAACTTCAATAGGCATAGTATACTTTGTGTCGCAGTATTCTTCATTAGACAATACAGAATCTAGACACAGAAGTGAAAGTTGTTTGGTAAGATAACCACTTTGCTTAACTTGGTTGTGCGAAATAATCAAAGCCTTTCTTGCACCGATTGCACAAGAATATAGATCCTGTCTATTTCTCAATCCACGAATAAAGGATGTATTAATAGGTTCAGGAATAATCGCACCTTCAAGGTCTGGTTTAAGTCCAATCGTAATAATAGACTGACCAAGCTGTCTTGTACTAACAGCATTTCCACGAATAAGTTCTCTGTATACAGATGGAACTGTAGAGAGGAACTTCATAGCTGCATCGATCTTAGAGTTTACTAAAACTTCGATCTCATTGAAGTCCAATCCTTCTGGAATTTCAAAATGCAGCAATTCATCAAATTCTTTGTGCTCTTTTGCCATTCTGCCTAATTCATAAAGATTGACGGTCGATCCATGAATATAGACAATTCTAGCCATATCATCAGTAAGCTTAGTAATACTATCTGCAACACCTAGCTTAAGTGTTCCAATATCACTATTCTTTTCTTCATAGATTCTACTGATGTTGTCGATATACGCATTTAAGTCCGTAGACTCTCTAGATTCAAAGAAATATGCAAGCTGAATCTTGATATTGGCATTTTCCAATATGCGTAAAAAGTATCCTGATACAAGCATCTGTCCTAAAGTAAATTTCTTAGAATGTTTACCTTGATGAACAGTACAGATTTCATCCTTGCGTCGAGAAAAATCGCCCGGATTTAATAAATACTTCCTTAAATTCTCTAGATACTTAGCGATGGTGTCTTCAGCCGAAGCACTATCATTCAGTTTATCTAGCCATAGTTCGTTTATCACTATTCATTTCTCCTATTTGGATACTTTTATTTAATATAATCATGTATTAGTTAAAATTGTAGGATTTACTACTCTTAAGAACTAGTAGTAATACCCGTAGTCTTCACTATCTTCAGCATGATCCCAAATGAAGTTAACCATACTTCCTTTAGTTGGGCTAGCTTTAATATCTTTGACTTTTGCCATAAAACATGTGTCGTGATCAGCTTCATAAGTCGTAGGTAGCTTTACAATTACAGATTCATCATCAGCCATATCCTTAATAATTTTATTAAGACCAAAAATCCAAGCTAATGAACCTTGTCCAAGCATTACAAGACGATATTTATAATTTTTTTCGAGATATTCTCTAAGCCTTGGTAAGCTTTCATATTTGTAATCGTCATCCTCATCGCAATAGAATACAAATATATCTATCTTACGCTGTTCATCTTTAAATACATATTTGGGGCTTAATGTAAAGCTATTAAACGGTGCCATATCCCAAAGGATATAGACTGCATCTTCGTTAATGCCATTGAATTCTCCAACTTTAAGCTGAGTAAAGTATGGATCATTTCCACGAATCAAGTCAAGATACACATGTTGACCTCTCATAAATTCATTATGTGAAGCTGGGCTGTTATTTATCTTAGCATCTTTTGTAGACAATCTGGTAACTTCACCCTTAAATAATGCAATAAGTTCATCTTCAGTAAAGTTACGTGCCATAGTTTCAATAATAACTTCATTGGCTTGAACTTCATGCTTATAATCTTGATAATATATCATAGATTCAGGGTCATTACGTACATTACCTTCCTGATCCCAATATACAAGATTGTCTTGTTCATCTTTAGAAAGGTCAGGCGTATACTTAAAGAATGCCCCATAAGTACCATTAAAGTTAGAATTTCCTATTTCTACTTCTATATCTTCGTCATTAACGATTCTAGCTTTATTGTCATCAAGAAATCCCTTAGCATTGATTTCATTTAAACTGACAATACTATAATTGGCATATTTGTGCATATAATCTCCTTGATTTAGAATATGCCATTTATAATATAAAAAATAAAGATAGAGCAAACGCTCTATCTTTATTAATAAGCAATTAAGCTTCAGCTTCATTACCCACGTTTTCAGTCTGGAGACACTGAATAGAGGCGAAGCTACTAAGCACACTGGCAGCATAGTCGAGAACGCCAGCACCAAACCAACGGTCTGCTGCAAAGCTCTGTTCGACCTGAACAGCTTCCTGCGTACCCTGAGAATAGTTAAGATGGTTTCTCTGAATCTTAAGCGGCATGACATTGGTGTAATAAGTCGCATCTTCAATATCGAGCGAGATATCACGAGCCTGAGTGCCAACCTTACCAGCAGACGGCTTTAGAACAACATAAAGCAATTCGCCAGTATGATTACGAGCAGAGTAGTCAACACCATGTTCAGCACAATACGGAGCATAACCAGAGTGAGGGTCACGGATGGACGATACCCAGTAGTTATAAGCACCTGTCACTGGAGAACCAGAGAATTCATTGTGAGACATTGTGAAGCCAGTACCCTTAGAACCCATAATGCCAGCAAACTGAGATTCATTAGAGGTGAAACCTACCTGTACAGACACAGGAGAGATTTCAATATCATCGTTACCTTGGAAGGACTTGAGATTCTTTTCAGTAATCCCAGCGAACCACGGGAACTTTTCTCTAAACCAATCAGGTAAGACAATCCACTTAATAAAAGCAAAGCCATTAACAAGCGGATCCATCGGGAGGGTCTTCGTATTGAAAGAACCCGTATAGAAAGTACCAGTATCTACGTTTTCGGTATTAGCCACAGCGAAAGTCTGCCCGGAAGCTGCCACACGAGTAAGACCGAAAAGAGTACCTTTTCCTAAAGATGTAGGCATAAATTTTCCTTGTTTGAAAAGTTAAAGAAGGGGATAGGATCAGGATCTCTCAAGATCCTATCCCCAATTTCCGTTCAGATTAGCTAGCTCTGTTCACGACAAATTCGAACACAAAGCGTTCCATGATGTCAGTGAAGGCCAAATCAACCTTAACTCTACAGATCTTCTGCTGTCTATCATAAGCAGAGGCAGAGACAACCGGGCTGATGTAATCATAACCACCAGCAAGCACCTTATTGTTAGCAATATTGTTAAGGGCTTCTTGGAGATGACCACGGATGTCATCAGTAGAGAATTCCATACGATAGTTTCTAGCAGTCTGTTCCATCTGTCTCTTAAGCTTCAGAAGCGAACGAACCGCATGAATCATAGACAACGGAGAAGTAATCTTCTGGGAAGTATTTTCCGTAGCGAACATAGTCGCCTGAGTGTCTTGTTCAATGTAGTTGATCTGATTCTTATACAGTTCAGTCTTTTCAGGTTCAGTCGGGAGCCAAGAGACATCACGGAAGCCCGCAATTGTACCACGGCGAGGACCAACGAAGTTATAGATTTCTGTATAAGCAGCATCGTTCTGAGGAATCTTAGTAGCAAGGAAGAAAGTCGGCGTAACACGCACGGGCTTACCAGTCCATTCGTCATTGATTCCAAGAGTCTGAGAGAAGATAGACGTAAAGTAAGTATTATACTGCATCTGATCTTTACGCTTAGCCACAGCCTGAGAAGCGTTAGCGCAATCATGGTTCATGTCAAGAATAGTGATGCAATCACCTCTTGTCAGAGCAGCAAGATCGCTCATAGCGTCCTTAACTGTGATATCATAGTTAGCGTCCATCATGATATCGAACACGCAAGTCTGAGTATTCGTCACGAGAGGATCAGTAGTACCATTATAAGCACGAGTAAGAGCCTGTGTCAAAGTAGCAGTCGTAACTGTTTCATCTGTATCAGGATCAATCGTTTCATAACCCCATCCGTGACCTCTGGTACCGCCAGCGAGATAGAACACAGCGTTCGTATCAACGGTCTGATAGTAGAATTCAGAGACGAAAGGATCATTGTAAATAACTTCACCAGTGCTATCATTCAAAGTAGTATCAAGATGGCAGAGCTGGCTGTCATAGCCAATAGCAGACATAAGATCCTTGTACACATAATCTGCATATTCGGAGTTCTTGTAGTCTTCACCAAATGTAGCTACATTGAGTTCATCAAGAGTAATCTGGTTAAAGATGTACTTGACCACTTTATCCGTAGAAGGAACGATTTCGTTACCATCTTCATCCTTAATCGAATTGCCATCACCATCAGTAACCTTGAGCTTCGTATCAATGAAGTTCTGGAGGTTATCGTAGTTAGCAACGCAAGTGAGGTAAGAAGAATAACGGTTCACTACGTCTTCAATGAACAAGCTTTCCTTAGTGCCAGAGATAGCATCAGGATCAAGCGCAACATCAAACGATTCACGCACAATTTCAGAGGAAGTACTCTTTTCGATGACGGAGAGAGTAAACATGCTCCAGTCAGGATATGTATTATTGTACGCATTTTCATAAGTGAGAGACACTGCGAGCTTATTATACCACGGGCCAGAACCCTTAGGCAAGAATCTTGCGAATTCCACGAAGCGAGTCGTAGAGAGACGCATGTCAGCAGGATCAACACTCTGAATCGTCACACGATTTTCATCGACAACATAACCACGCTTGATGTCAGCAGGAGTAAGTCCTTCATGAGAAACATTATCCTTGCTGCGATCTGTAAACGGAGTTACGCAGAAGCCAATAGCCTTGTAAGTATTTTCGATGTAATCGCTATTAGGAACAAACGGAGAATCTTCATAGACAACCGTGAAATTCTGGTTGCTAAGATATTCACTAATAGAAGAAGATCTGAAGGAGATCAAGCCAGTCTTATCATCAAGAGCTAAGAGGGTAGCACCATTAGCAGAAGAGTAGAAGCTGAGCTTAATAGTCAGAGCAAATTCAGTGCTAGTATTAGCAGAACCATTTACAGCCGGAACCACATTCCAGATAGAAACTGGCCATGCAGCATCGAATGTATTGCTCAAAGGAATCTGAGCATTGTCTAACTTGTTAGCAACTAAGATATTTGCAAAGACTTCAGGAACTTCGATGTCATCAATTTCAAATTCAGCATCAGATACCAAAGCACCATTTGCGTCATAAAGACCAATATCCTTAAAGATATTTTCATTACATTCAGCATTGAACTTCATCGTTGTCTCATTGATAAGAACAGCGGTGTAAGTGCTCAAAAGGTTTCTAACCTGTACTGGCTTGAATGTATCTGTAGCCTTAAGAATAGCGTTGACTTTCTTATAGCCTTCCTGAGCATCGGCACCAGAAATTTCATAAGAGAACAACGGAGCAAGATAATTAAACGCACGAATGGTCGTATTATCAGAAGTAACCTTAGTATTTATAGAAGCAGTCTGATTAAAGATCGTTTCTACATTGTTAGCCATGGAGTCGATACCAGTATCTTCACCCATAGCTCCGCCAATAGAAAGAACATCAGCTCTAGCTTCAGGCTGAGAAGTCTTAAAGATTTCAACTTCATCTTCTGTCATGTAGAACCCATAGACAGGTTCGCCATTAGAAGCGTAGTTGACATTATAAGTCTTTACTCTTTCATAAATGCCAGTAGATGGTACATCAGTTTCAGTAATTACCTTAACACGCTTGTAAGGCTTAGCACCAAGATTATACCAGTAGATATAATTCTTAGTCATCGCTGACTGTCCATTAACATCAGCACTCTTAGCAGGAGTACCATCTGCAAATGTTACATCATAGCAATACTGCCACTTAGCTTCAGAAGAAGTAATAGTAAGATTAAGATTAGCCGTAATCTGATATGGAGTATCGTCTATAGTCACACCATTCTTGAATGCAATGAATTCAGAATTAGCATCCTTGAATAGATTTTCATAACATGGACCATAGTATGCTGTATTAAGCTTGCCAAGTGCAGCAATATCGCCCGTGCTAAGAGCAGGTCCAACTGCAGCCGCCAAAGCAGTATTAGGATTATCTGCGCTAAGAGCAGTATTCAATGCTTCTGCGGACAAAGCAACAGTAGGATCGGTGCCATAGAAAGTGTTATTAATAATCGTTGCATAAGAACTGCAAGACTTATCAGATTCAATCGGATAAACTGCTTTCATATACTTCGGGAAGTTAAGGTAATTTTCCGAAGGATTAATAGCAGAACTACCATCTGTTTCAGTGAAAACAGTTACAAAGTTATCGTTCTTTAAAGTAATAGTTTCAGGAGTATAGCTAGGTCTATCTGATGTCTCATCTTGGACATTGTAAGTAAATGCAACTACATTGGCGTTAGCATTGGCAAGGACTGTCCAAAGGGCATCAGCAGATGTACCAGAAAGATCAAACAATGCACCAACACTAGAAGCATGATTACCAGCACTATATCTAATTAAACCATCTGTAGCAGGTGCAGAATGCTGGTCATCTACATAGTCATAGATGTGCATCTGAGCATACTTACTAATAGAATAAGAAGTATAGCCTTGAGCTTCCTTACGTTGATGTGCAATAGCGGCAGCAGGCTTCACATCGCCACCAAAGCTCATACCGTATTCGACTTCAACTTCTTTCTTAACAGCAAGAGGTTCAAGTTCATTATCTTCCGTATTTCCGTTACTAATATTATAAAGCTTAATGGCATCTGCGGTCATTGTACCAAGCTTACTTTCAACGGTAATCACACCGTCTTTAACCTTACCAGCATAGAACTTTTCTACAGGAACAGTCTTACCAGTTGCAGTACCACGAACAAACTTCTTGTTATCGTCTTCGGCAGCCTTTTCGATGTTCCAGAGCTTGATCTGGTCGGCAGTCAATTCAAGATTCTTATACTCTTCTTCGTCGTTAGTATAAGTTTCAGAATCATTGTAACCGATACCGAGAGACAATGAAGCAAATGTTTCATCATCCGGCACAACCCTGATCACCCATAAGCCACCACCAGCACGAAGCCAGTTCATAGCATTCATTCCTGCCTGACCCCACTTCGCAAAGTTAGGTTCACCAAGAGTGAAGATAAATTGGGATGCGCTAGAAATATACATAGCCTCATTAGGCGCACCCTTCTCAGCTTCCAAAGCGACGAACATGTTGTTTAGACCAGCAGCGGTCAGCACAACACTGGATGTATCGATAATCTTGGAAGTTACAGAAGGATGGAGATATTTAGGTTCAGTACTCATATATTTCATCCTTGTAAGTTAAATTTAATAGCGAACATCGCTACGTAATAGAATATCTAATGATTAGTTGAAGGCATATTAAACAAAAGTATAAACATTATTAGTTTGTCAATTTATGCCTGTGAAATCTATAACATTAATTCAAAACGGGTAAGCCTAGCTTACCCCGTTAAGATTAATAATAAAGCATTTCTTCAGTCGGAGGAATCTTATTCTTCTTTCCAAGCTTAGAAATGGTAATTGAAGATGCTAGTGCAGAGTTAATATCTTCAAATGCAATAGCGGAGAATACTGATGTAGCTTTAGGAATATCACCAATCTTAATAGTCGCATATCCATTTTCATTACCAGTCTTTCCAGCAATAAATCTGTACGGCGTGTTAAGATCATGTTTGTCTCTAGCCAGTTCGGACATCGTCATTTCAGAGATAAAGTCAGGAATACCCAAGCTAGCCTTATTGAACTCCATACATTCATTAACCAGAGATGGCAATGTAGAATATTTAATATCCTGTGGAAGCTTGCCATTAATCAAAAAATTAACGAACTTGTTCAATTCATCAGTAGAAGCCACATGCATAGAAGAATTAATAAAAATATCTTCATTATAAACTGTATACACTGCAAATTCTTCAGGCTCTTCATCTGGATTAAAAGATTTTATAGCCTTAGAAACTTCAGAGTATTTAAATCCTAAGCTGATAGGAATATTTAATTCGTATACTTCAGGTTTAGAATTCTCATTGGGATAAATTTCCAAGTATACAAATCCCATTGCATAAATCGTATCACCACTTTCAGTGGCTAAGTTCTTATCAAAATAATATGATCTGATATATGTGCAGATCTTATATGCATCGCATATATATTCATTATTTACAAGTTTAATTCCAGTCATAATTATATCCTTTTACAATACGAAGTTGATATATGGCAAGCCATGAAGCTTACCATATATCTGTAACTTAGATTTCAGGATGATTTGAGATTTCGTTTAGCACGGTTTCATTGAAAGACTGCACAGCCGGAATAATATGCTTCATGCAGTTAAAGGCGTTTTCATCTTCCTTATAAAGATCTTCGCCACCATGCTTATAAAATAGACCGATAAGATTGCAGTTAATAGCCACCTGCTTGACATACCTTGCACGAGTTGTCCATCCATCCTTATTGACAATAGCATCAAGAGCGATAACTAGATGTCTCCAAAGATTCTTGGTAACATTCGGAACAAGTTCAACATTCTTGAGAGAACGAATGTCAGGAAACTTTTCAGAACTCTTCACAAACTTCTTGCTAAGGCGTTCATAGGCTCCATCCTTAGCCTTAGAACCTTTCTTAGCATTAGCAATACTAAAGTATGCATTATCCTTGCGATACTTTACAAGACCTTCATCAACGTAGATCTTTTTAAGAGTTTCAAGTTCAAAAGCATCCTTAAGCATTGAGACAATATCAGCATTATCCTTTGGAACGGAGCCTTCCTGCATAGCCTGAAGCGTAAGACTAGAATCATCATACATAGCAGAAAAGACCTTGAAGACATCTTTAAATGTATGCTTTTCCAAGACTTCCTGAGACTTCTTAAGATATTCTTCAGGATTATCACAGTTGATTTCTTCAAGTTCTTTATTCATAGCTTCGATTTCAGGAGAAGTCTCATCCGTTACAACTTCTGCATCAACAGCTTTAGCCGCATCGAGCTTGTACTTTTCAAGATTAACTACATTGTTGCCATCAGATACAACTTCAGGTTCGATGACTTTATTTTCAGTGTTGGTGGGTGAATTCATAATTATCCTTGTTTGGCATAGGTTTTAAACAATTTCGATCTGATTTCCATTACAATCATGGAGAAAATATCAGAAGAATTATCAAGATCAGTTCTAAGATTACCAAAATAACGAGTGGAAAGTTCTTGTACAGATAGTAATTCAAGATTTTCCAATACAACAGCATTATGCCAGTAATCTTCAATATTCTTAGTAATTTCAATAACTGGATCAGTTATTTCATACTTACCATGAATGATATCAGAAATTACAGTTTCCATCTTATCAAGAATCAAAGCTACGCCAGGATTCTTTAGCTTCTTACGCTCTGTCTTGAGAGATAAATCTTTACGATCACCATTTGGCTTCAATTCGGAAATAATATCATTCAGGTTATCTTCAATAATATTATAGATATAATTACAAATATTTTCATATCTATAAATTACAAAGAATTCATAGAGAGCCTCAAGAAGTTCACGACCTTCAGTATACATCAAATCTTCAGCAAGATTAAATGCGGTGCTATCAGGATCAATGCCTAAATAGTTTTTGAATGTAGCAAACATCTGCTGCATGCACTGTGTCGTAAATAGATTGATAGCATTAGCTTCTTCAAATCTACTTTCTTCTTGAGCTTTATTCTTTAGTAAGAACAACTGAGATAGGACTGATGAAAACTTGTCATCTGCCGTACCATAAGAAATCTTATCAAGATTAGCTAACTGTTCCTGAAGTGCAGAGTATTCAACTTGAATATCAGCATTAATAGCAAAAATAGGATTAATTAACTGACTTGATACTTTTTCTTCAAAGTCATCATAAGTTTCATTAAGTTTAGCTTTCATAGTTTACCTATTCAGATTAAAGATGCTTCTAGCCTTATTAATAGACATAGATTTAGATAATTCAGCAGCATCTAATCTCTTTTCTGTCGATCTCGATGCTCTTACCACAATTTTTGTAGGATCGTCTTCTTCATCCCTCACTAAATTGTTTTTCCGCATGTATATTCTATTTTTAAAGCTATTGTAAGTAGAACATGACATGGCATATCGACCAATCAAGAAAGAAAAGACGTTATCGTCATGGCATCCTTCGGCATGTTCGATCTTGCCAGTATTCTTTCTTTCCATTGTCTTAAGTTCTTTATTAATATTTGGCAGTACTACATCTTCTGGATGTTCATTAACTATCTTGAAGAGCATGTCAATCATCACATCACGGCTCTTCGGTGTAGTATCAATACCATATACTCTTTGCTTATTGTCGCTAATAGCCTTAAATCCTTCACCTGGTTTAGATTTAGATTTATCTTCATAGAAGAGTCTCATACGAGTAGAAGGCTTCTTAGCTAGCTTCTGAATAATAGCTAATCCATAAGAGTTTCTTTCTATAACGATACATGAGTTGACAAAGACTTTTGTAGCCACATATTCAATATAATCGCCATATTCATCTACGTCAATTCTATTATTAGCAAAATATCCTATAGGCTTTCCAGTTACCATGCTAAATATAGTCATTACGGAGCTATCAAGACCAAGACCACCAGAGCAGTCATTAGACAGCATTACGGGTTCATAGAAATCTACTGGTTCAAGCAAGAATAATTTACGACCTTTAAACCCAGAGTTGAAGGCTATAAACTTTTCAGCAGGTACCATATAGGCTCTAACCTGTTCAAGCTCATCTTCAGAGAATGGAGAGTTATCAGAAGATAGAGTCCATTCAAGGTCAATTTCTCTCTTGATGGTTAGCTTATCATAGTTACAAAGACGCTTTTGTTCTTCATACCATTTTTCGTCCTTACCAAGCTGTCTCCAAGAAAATTCAATATGTACGAAGTTATTTTCAGAATGGTCATGTACATACTGGGCAAGTTGGTCTATTGGACAATCATAAACTTCTTTCTCGTCGAATGGCATAGCCATATCGAACATCATCTTACAATACTGTCCTTCTGGCAAATCAATAGAGTTCGGAGTAGTTGTAAGAATCTTAAAGCTTGGGTTGCCTCTTTCAAGAGCTACTTCTCTAGCCTTGGATACAGCGAACGTAGAAGCATTATATATCACCTTATTATAAGGTGTGAATGCCCATTCGTCACCCCAGAAGATAGGAACTGTACAACCACGACCCAGCTTGTCAGCAACATCGGCAGAGTTAGCACTAGGCATAACCTGAATTTCATTACCACGCTTGGACAAATAGAAGATTTCACTGTTATCTTTATCTTCAACAGCAGAGGAATCCTTAAGCCAGTATGGAATGTATGGGTCGATAAATTCTGTAATACGCTTTAAGTTCAAAGATGCGTCAGATTGCTTCTTATTAAATAATAGAATCTGGCTGTTAGTTGCACCAAATCTTAATAGCCAGTCAAACACAGCAGCAGCACCAATAGATTTACCATTCTGACGTGGCATCATTAAAGATGTATCAATATTATTTAATACACAATAAGTTAAAGCCAAGTTACCACGGTTAAGAATATATCTCGTAGTACCACCCGGAACTTTGATTGTACAAATTTCACGGAGATAGTACCAAGGGTTTATTATACATTCTCTTAATACTTTAGCTTTAATCCACTTATCTGGTCGCTGTATAGTTAAAGGATCTATCTTTGCAAGATCTTTATCATAGAGGGCTAGGAAGAATTTATTATTCTTAATACCCATATCCCTAAGAAATTTATACATCTTAAGGAAGGATTTATTTTTCGTATCAGTTTGATAGTACACCTGTTCAGGCATTATTGACATCATTGACATATAGCCTCGAAAAAAAAAAATATCGATAAGAGATTTCTCTCTTACCGATACCTTATTATTTATGGTGTTTAAATGACTTATTTGAATGAATAACCTTATCGGAGAGTTTTTCTGGGTTAATATTTCTTTCCTTATTATTCTTGAAGGTATAATCTATACTTCCTTCATGAGTGAAAGCAATATTTACATAACCAGTCTGTTCATCGCCATACTCGATCTCAATGTTATTATTAGTGGATAGATAGATTTCCCAATCATCCATGTCAACGCCATTAGTTTCCATTCGGTCTAAGAAAGTCTCGACATTATCAAAGACTATTTGGCTTGGATGGGTGTCATAGGTCTTATATCTTTCCACACTATCACGAAGATATGACATATTTTATCCTTAAGGTTAATTTTGAAACTTACATTAATAAGTTATAAAGAATATTCTTATTCTCTGCGCAAGCAATATCTACCACATTGCTTTTGTACGTGTTCAAGGGCAGCTTTGGCTTCATCTTTCTTACCTTCAAACCACATACTTATAATATAGCCGGGTACAGTTATTATATAGCATGCATTATCTTTAAAATCCGAGCATGCTACGAATTCATCATCATATTCATAATAATCAAAGTGTTCAAAAGTATCATTTTCAAGTGGAACCAAATCTTCAAAGCAATCATATAGCTTTATTTCGAATTCTTCCACAATATCATACTTTGCATGACGATATGCGTCAAGTTCCTTTTTAAACTGTTCGTTATTCATAATTTATCCTTACGTATCAATAAGAACGAGTCTAATGTCATAAGACGGTGCATCGAAATCCATATCGCCAAGATGCTTAAGCATAGTATATATCATATTAATTTTAGCGGATAGGCTATGAGCGACTTCAAACCCAATATATTTAAGGTTAGCACTGTCAAGGAGTTCTTTATTAACTGGGAAAGTTAGCGGATTCCAAGATGGCTGTACATTACCATCATCATCATACTTATTAGGATCCTCATTAGTATCTTCATAAGGGTCTGTCATCATATAGCACCCTAAAGCTCGATATAAGCTCTTTACTTCTGTGATAAAATTGCTTTCAATTTTACCTGTTTCAGCTCTAAGCCATGACAAAGGTATAGTTCTTGCTCTATCGCTTTCGAGATATTTAAAGATAGATTTAAGACCGTCAGATGCTTCTTCTACCTTCATATAGCTTGATGCACACTCTAAATCTAAATTGCCATATATCTTAAGTCGTTCCATATCATACTTAAGATCTTCATCAATACAACTCATATCTGTATTACCATTAATAGTAAGCAGATGCCATGATTTTTCGTTCTTCTCTTTGTATTCTACATATACTTCTATATAATGTGACATATTTATTCCTTATTGAATTCTAATTATTTGTACAAAAAATAGAATTACCGTTTAAGGTAATTCTATTTAAGGTTGGACTATGGTTGCACTATCAAGGTAAAGTCCGGGATATCTGCTTCCAAGTCGGGTGAATTTCTCTAATAATTCTTGACCTTTATCAGTGAGCTTTAAACTTACGAATTCTGAAGTATTATCTAGAACCCATACAAATTTACTTTCATCGTGAAAAGGCATATATGATGAATAACCAATTTTAAGGTTAAAACCTTTGGATTTGGCTATCTTCATAATCTTAATAGCAGCTTTAGCAATAATCACTGAAGCCTTGCTAGCTCTGAAAGTCTTGAATGATTTCTTTTCATAGATGACATGGTTGGTAATTGTACCTATAATTCCATAGTCAACTTCGCTATTTAATCCATCTACACTACCTTTAAGCTCTGAATACTTCTTAACGAGATCGTTAAAATGTTTCATAGCTGCTTTTCCTACAATGCTTTCCATTGTAGGATTAGGTATACAGAACTTCATGTCTTCATATACAGTATTACCATTTAAGAATAAATCTTCATCTTTAAATTCTGACATATTACCCTCTTTCAGCAACGCCCTTTCTAAGATAATAATGTCTAATGGGCATTTTATATTTCTCTGGTAGGTCTTTCAAAGTTATTAACCCAGCATCGATTTTCTTTATCCAGTACAGACATGCGTTATATGTCACGCCATATTTTTCCTGAAAATTCTTTCTGAATTCTTTAAGATTATTTTTGACTTTTTCTTTATGATTTCTGTAGTATCTTGCATCTCTAGATACTTGGCTTTCTTTAGGAGTGAGTTTCTTCTTAGGTTCTTCTTTATTTGGTTTAGATTTACATTGCTGCATCTCTACCATCTTTTCCCAAGAAGCCGCTACTCTAGCCTTCGCCATCTCCTGCACTGTCAGACTCATTGGTCTCTCCCATTGTTGTATGGTTTCGCAATGCGCTCATGCTATCAAGGACAAATTGCCATTGACTACGTGAACTTAAGCTAGGATCTTCTGGTTCACTATTATTCGCTAGCGTTGAATTATTGATTGAATTCATCTGGTTGATTATATCTTGCAGAGCTGGTGAAATTCTTTCTTCTATAGTTTTTCTTCGTCTTTCTTCTTCAATGTTATGGAAGTAATCATCTAGACTTGTTCTGCTATTGACATAATGTCTTAAAGATAACCATTCCATTAGTCCATAAGCACACTTTTCACAAAGTATATGCTGTCTGGCAAGTCTGGCATCTTTTCTATTTATCATTGTAACAGCTGTAGAGTCATTAGGTAATACTTTAGCTCCACAGACACATCTAAATTCAAGGTCTTCTATCTTTCTCTTGGTAGTCATCTGCATTCCTCGCCATTATAACTGAGGCAGTAATAAGTGATATAATAAATTGAAATGTCCAATGAATACTAAATCCAAAATAATCTTCAGCCATCCCTATAAGCTTATAAAATATAAAAATCATGGTATAATTTATCACCATGAATCTAAAGGGAGACATCCCGAACCTAGCATGAATCTCTTCGTTAGTCATAAATTCTCCATAAAAATTAATGAATCATGGTTTCCCATGATTCATTAATTAATATAAGATTCTAATTAGACTTCCGTATCAGTCGGGAGGTAGCTAGAAGTACCAGCGAAGCTATATTCACGATAGCTGTTGTTGGTAATCACGATACGACCCTGACATGCAAGGATCTTCTCAAAGGCATAACGTCTATGAGCGATGATACCCGGCACGTTCTGAGCATTCGGGTTGAGGTAGCCATTACCCGGCTGTTCAACCGTGAAGCTGTACGGGAAGAACTTCATCGTCATCTGGTCTTCAGCCGTCGGGATGAAGTACATACGGAGGTTGCCCTGCGGAACGTTCGGAGAGGACACAACGTTGTAGTTGTAAGCGCCACGGAACGTACCAGTAGCATACTGCGTCGGAACGCCAGCCATTTCACGACCATTACCTTCGAAAGACCAAGTCACTTCAGGAATGAGCATGGTATCGAGAGGGTTGCCGAGAATCACGAAGTAACCAACTTCGAAGTGGAGATGGTTGATAAGATCCTGAGCGAGATGGTCGAGAACAATACGGATTTCCTTTCTCCATTCAGAAGGCGGAATCAGAGTATTGCCGACAGGCTTTGCAGAGAACTTACGGACAAAGCGACCATTAGACTTGGTAAGGAATTCATCAGTGGTTTCATCGATGAACTTGATACCATCGAGGTCAAGCTTCTGAGCGAGAGTGTTGGAAATGATGTCAACAACCTTGGTCACACCAGAGAAGGAATACATCTTGAGCAAGTCAGTAATGTATTCATTCGGCACGGTAGCGCTGATGTGCGGAGCAGTTGCAACATGCACTTCCTTGTCGATCACGTCGAAGTTGACTTCAGTCGTGTAGTTGTTCATGACAGAAGACACATAGGCATCAACAGTCACAGAGGCAACCTTGCCACCAACAGAGGTGATGGTGAAGCGACCAGACTGAAGATCAGCTTCAGCGAAGATCGTATCAATAATTTCAACCTTAATCTTAGCGTCAGAGCCAGTGTATTCAGGCACAGACGTAGCATCAACTTCGAGTTCAAGGCGAACGAGTTCCTTGAAGGAGTTGTTACGAGTAGCCATGTTGATCTTGACATCGGCAATCTTGTCAGCAGCGGCAAGAGCAGCACCGTCAACAGTAAGGTTAGCGAGCGTTTCGGCAGTGACTTTACCGTCAAAGATAACAGAAGCGGTATCAAGGAATGCAACCTTGCGAATAGAAATGTCACGGTCAAGTTCGTCATTGTCACGAACCTTAGCGATAGCTTCAGCATAACCGTCGGTAGATGCATTACCATCGAAGTCCGTAGCAGTGTCCTTGCCAAGTTCATCAAGCTTCTTACCAGTGAGGAGGTTCACAGAGGCAAAACCAGAGGTAAGAGCAATAGCAACACCGTCAGCGAGCTTGATCTTAGAGACAGCGTCACCGAACTTGTCGAGGTCTTCCGGCACGAAGAGCTTCTTGCCATCAGAGTTGCGAATCCACGGCTGGAGGTAAGTAATCGTGAACTTCGGCTGTTCAACAGCTTCAGTCGGGAGAGCCTTCGGCATAGCGAGCTTAGCCCAAGACTTACGAAGCATCGGGTTAGCAAGGTAAGACATCGGAGCGATGTTACCGAGAGAAGCAGATTCGAGGGCCACTTCACGGTTGTTGTTAGCCATGATCTTGAAGTTTTCAGCATCGTCGGTGTTGAATTCTTCAGCAAGCATGTCAACGTAACGAGAGAAGTAAGAGTCGTCACGAAGAACTTCCTGGAAGCCATCACCAAAGATGTTGATGTCCTGAGCCTTAAATTCATCATAAGTATTATGAAGAATCTGGCTAAAGCCGTCGTTGACGGACGCATTCGGGCGTGCAGCCTTAGTATACATAATAGCCATAGTATTTACCTATATAGATTATTGTGTTTGCTTCCGGGGAAATCCTAAACTAACCCTATAGTCAACGTGTGGCTACATTTATAGCGAGTTAGACAGAAGCGATTCTAATATTGAGTTAGATTGTAGTTGTGTAAAGTTTATTAATTTTAATTTGCTTGGCTATTATTTTAGAAATTTTGATAATTTGCATATAAGTAAATAACTAAATTATTTAATTGTAAAAAAAAAAATAATAGCGCACGTTTCACAACGTTCGCTGATTATTTTTAACGACGATACCAGCCTTGACGTTCATAGCTCTCACGAGCCATACTGCTAACAGTTTCAGAGTATGCAGAAGGGCATACTCTAGCCACTGAAGCTGCCGCTTCAAGGCGGCGTTGCTCTTCGGCATTTTGGCAGACAATTCGTCCAGATGCGTCAATATACATAGATGCTCCTTGGCATGATATCTCTGTTACCACACAGAGGTAAATACCAGTAAGCTGAATTGCTTATCTGGTTATCATGTCACAATTTAATATAAAGAGGAACTTAGAAATTTTACGGAACATAGAAAAAATAAAGCCCTTTCGGGCTTCTTTTATTTGAGCATTCCTACGATATAATCTAACGTCTCTTTAAATGTGTCTTCATCATCATCGCATTCATTACTGTCAAACATGATAAATGCACGCTCATAGGCTCGATCATATCCAAGATCTTCGAAGTGATTCCCTGCTTTGCAACGCTTCGAACTTTTCTCAAAATCAAACATCAAGCCATAGTAGTTCTCCTCATCATTAAATCTGAGATGCAGCGAACAGCCTTTGGCTTCGATATTAATTGTCTTATACTTCTTACCAGTGCCGAAATCCTCGTTATCGATGATTTCTACACCGAATTCTTTTGCGTATTTGCTTAAGTCCATTATTTTGGCTCCTTGTTGGTAAACTGAACTATCTTGGCTTTTTCTCTGTTGAATACTCCCCCGTAATCGCTTATCATCGCTTCCATAATCTCTATATCCGAGTAATGGAATCTTTCTTTGAATTTTTCAATAAATTCTTTAGGAGTCTTGAACGTAAATTCTGTCATTTCTTTCTTGTAATAATGCCGCTGATTAACGGAAATTATCGTAACGATGTATCCGTCATCTACAACAGTTGTTTTAAAAGACTTAATGATATACTCATAAAAGTCGTTCATAAAGTTATTACAGATGGTAATAACAAAATCTTCCATCCTGTAATTTTCTCTAAGGTTTAGTTCGAATTGCATCTGATTTCTCCATCTTAGATACACATATTAATATAAAAATAAAGTAATACGCTATGTGCGTATTACTTTATAATTATTTTTGTGGGTTTTGTTTAGCTTTTCTAACTTTCTCAAGAGCTTCTACGAACCTCTGAATCTTCTTATTAATGATATCATAAAGTTCTTCAAGCTTTTCTTTATCGGCAGTCTTAAAGTTAAGTGCCATTGCAAATTCAAGCTGTCCAGAAGTCTTGATTAATTCTTGCTTAATACGAAGCACGACATTTCGGTCTTCAATACTTAAAGCATAATCAATAAAGCCCTGCATACCATTAACAAGACTTTCAGTCATAGCAGCTAGACGCTTATAATTCTTAAATAGATGAATTCTTTCACTAATATCTTTATTCTTTTCTTCTTTTTCTTCTTCATTCTTTGGTGGTTCGGTTTCACCAGATCCACCAGCAGGAGTGGAACCACCGCCACCAGCATCTGGATCGGCTCCACCACCATCAGGGTCTGCTCCCTTAGTGTAATCAGGATCTTCTCCTTCATCGCCACCTGCTCCAGCATCGGGGTCATCACCACCTTCATCATCTCCTGCACCAGCATCAGGATCTGCATTATCATCGCCTTCATCACCTGCTCCGGCATCAGGATCATTTCCACCTTCATCATCTCCTGCACCAGCATCTGGATCATTATTATCTGCTTCTAGTGCATTGGAAAATGTCGCTGAAAATTCATTACTAAACACATCAAGTTCTTTTGAGAAATCGACGGTCTTAGAATTAAATAATTCTTGAATGGTATCAGACCTTTCCATTTCATTCATGCCCATAAGTTCATGAACGAAATCTTCAGAGCCAAAATTCTTTGTCATATGTCACCCTTACAAAAATAATGTGCAAGAGAATTTCTCTCTTGCACGTGTGTTAATTACTTAGACATCTTGTCCTTCAGAGCCTTAGCATTGCGGAAAGACACGCTGGAGCTGGCCTGAATATCGACATAGGTCTTCTTGATCGGATCATAGCCTTTACGAGCCGGACGATCCTGCTTCTTGAAGACACCGAAACCATCGATACGAACAGTCTTCTTTTCCTTGATATGATCAGTAACAGCTTCAAAAACAGCCTTGATAGCGGTAGCGGCTTCAATCTGAGTGATCTTCAAAGAAGCTGCAACTGCACGACGGAGTTCAGTAGCCGGGGAATATTTCTTGGAGGTTTGCTTGTTAGCCATAATAAATTATCCTTTGTTTAGTGGATGTGAATGAATTTCAATTTAGTGTTTTGTTTGTAAATAATGAATTTTATATTATAAATAGAAAATTCTTATTAACGAACATTTCAATTGTTCACCATTAAGGAGATACTCAATGAGTATGTTAACAGAATGGTATTCTCAATACCAAGCTAAGAATCCTGAAATATTTAATGAGAATTTCATATTCAATAGAAATAAAGAAGAAAATATGAAATCTATCTTAGAATCCATAGCCATGGCTCTAGAGTCTATTCCTAACATTAAGTTCACTGGCTGTGAAATTGAAGAGGACGAGTCTAAGTTTACGGATCTTCATAAGATTGAAGAATCAAGATTAATCCAAGCCACTCTATCATTCCACATTGAGTGCATTGATTCTGCCACTGGAGAACTTGAGAAACAGGATGTATCCATCAAATTGTTATTACCCAAGCTTATAGACAATTTCTATTATAAGTTGAACGGGGTAAGATATTATGCCATTTATCAAATGATTGATAAAGGTACATTCAATATCAACAACGGCTATTCACTTGGTCTCAAAACTATGTTAATGCCGTTTATGCTAAATCGTAACGATATTGAAATTATCGACCTAGATGGTGTAGTTCATAAAGGTCGATTGATGGAACTTGATGTTTTCAGAAGAAAAGTTAATATCCTTTTGTACTTTATCTCTGAATGTGGGTTTGAAGAAACATTACAGTTCTTTGGACACCATGATTCTATAAGATTAAGTGATAGACCTGAATCTGATGAGGATGAAGTTGGATTTGAACTGCGCAAAAAGATGCTGTATTTACATGTTAAGAGCGACTTCTTAGAATCTGATAATTGGTTTGTATCATCCTTAGTACATCTCTTCATCAAGAGCAAATGTAGCTCTATTGAAGAAGCATCACAGCCAGACTTCTGGAATTATATCCTAGGCAGAATTTACACGCCTAACAAAGACCAAGCTATTAAGAAAGCTTATAAGATCCACTGTTCAGTAAGACGTATCTTGGATAAGTGTACTGTAGAAAATATGGTGCATGTGGCTCCGAGAGATAAACTGTCTATCTACCATATCTTCAGATGGATGCTGATATTCTTTGATCAGCTTTCAAGAGAAGATAACATGGATTTAAAGAATAAGCGTTTGAGACTCTTTGAATACATTCTCTACCCACTTACAAAGAAGCTTTCAACAGAGACTTATCGTTGCTTGAATACAAAGAAACTTACAATGAAAACATTGCTGTCTATCTTCAGCAATATCAAACCGAATCTTTGTATCAGACAGCTCATTACAAGCGAACTTTTGAGATATGTTAACTGCGTTAACTGTCTCGACCTATTCTCCTCTGCGATGAAGATTACACAGAGTGGCCCTCAAGGATTGTCTAGTACAAATGTACAGACTAGATACAGAGGTCTGCATCCATCGTATATTGGGAAAGTTGGCTTACATGCCGCATCAGCAGGTGATCCCGGTATGGTACTTACCATGACACCATTTGCTCAACTCGACGGTTTGTTCTTTGATAAATCAATTCAGTATAGAACTGACAAATCGTTGCCTGATGAAATTCATCTTCTTGAATTTTAAAATAAATAAAATAGCAGATTTCTCTGCTATTTTATTTTTTCAGCAATATGAGTACAAGCCATACATTTAGCATAATGAGTAGGGAAGTACCAGCATGTCCAACATTTATTGCAGTCACGACGTGCTCTATCTATCTTACGCATCATTATATTTTTTGGATCGTTTCTTTCTTTTAGGTATGCTTCTTTACGTTTAGCATACTCTTCTCTGTTAGTTTCTGATACAAAAAAGAAGTTCCACGTATCGGGATCTGCCCTTCTTACGATATTATTACTATCGTCTGTTGGATTATGCATGCTAGTTCCTTAATCGAATAGGGTCATACTTCATTACCATTGCCTGAATTCGCACATCTCCAGAAATGGCAATATATTCAATTATACCGTTATTTAACACGCCTTTAAAGCAAGTATATCGATTGCCTTCATAGTTAATGACGCAAATTCCAGTCTTTATAATCCTTAAAAATGATTCTTTAGCCCCATCTACGAAGCTGTTAAAGTCATCTTCAGTATTAAAAGATATAATCTTTGTATCATTACTAGATACAAATACTTCCCCAGTGTCGTAATCACGATCTATATACAGACCTAAATTCTTCTTACTGGTATCATCAAGCATATAATTTATATCATCTATTGTGCCGCTAATTTTCATTAAATCCATCTTAACTTTGTGAGCACAATCTTTAACTTTCATCTTTAATTTATTATCTTGATGATATGACTTGACAATAATGGGATTACCTATACCATCATACAAGTATACAACAAGATTAAACTGAGATACACCTTGATAGTCTATTATTTTTGTATCTTCGATTTCTGTGATTGGATCAAGATCATATCTTCCAATACATAAAAACTCAGATTCTGCATCTAGGTCATTAAAGCTAAGTATCTTATTGTATAGTACAAGTAAGTCACCATATCCATCTAGATTAATTAAATCTTTAATGACCGATTTACGTTCAGATAAAATCTTACCCATTATACTGTAAAACTGTGGCTCAAAATTTAAAAATGTATGCCCAAGCATTTCATAATTTAAAAATGAACGATAATGGATATCATTATTCTGATCTACGTCAATTCTTATCCTTATAAATGATTTCTCATTTACGGCTTTATATTTTACCAGATTAGCTTCACGAGGAGCATATTGCAACCATATAGTTGCCATTTGGATATTGTCATTATAATCTACATTAAGACTTGTTAAATATAGTCTTTTATTACCCTCAAGTGGATAGTACTTTATAGTCTGACCTTGTCCTTGTGATATACATTCCAATACTTTATAAAATTTTTTGTGATGGGATCTTAAAAGATATAAATCAATCGACTTATATTCCTTTATCCATCCTAGCAATAGAAAGATTTTTCTAAAAAAGAGTAACATAGGTTTTGGTGGGTTAAGGTTCAAAATTATGT